GTGACACCCGCTGTTTTTGGAACGATGTCTGTTTGTGTTAGCAGGGCTTTTTCATTAACAGATAGAACCCTACCTATGCTTAACTCGTACGATGCTTCAAGACCTTCTACCAGGACAACAGTAGCGGAATTAAATATAAACTTTAGATGTGCAATAACTTCTTCAGGCGTAGAAGAAGTTGAGTTCCTAAGTATCCTGGCCCTTATAAATGTGCGGTACTCCCCATCTATAAGTAAGCGCACACCAAATGAAGATTCACCAACAGAAATAAACCTGCCGCCTAAACCTAGGTCAGACACGGAGCTAAACGTCTCCGCTGCTAAAAATCCATCAAAACCAAAATACTCAAATAGCTCAGCGTCTATAAGTTCTCGTGGCTGCCCTACAATGGAACCTAGTATATCAAGACTGAATCCACTGGCAGTGTCTATCCAACGGTTTTCAATAAGATTTCTGAAAACTAGCTCTAAGGTATCTGCTTCACTTAATAGCGCTTTTATATAGGCGATCAGCCTCACTGAGTTTCTATACTGAGTAGCCAGCCTAGATTCAGCTAATGCTTTATGATTTATTGACTCAGAGCTCATGAGTTGACTACTATGTTGGCGATTTCAAAATTCGCAATTTCAGTTATGCCAATCGAGACATTGGCAGTTCCTGAGGCTGGATCTACTATGCCTATTTGCAAGTCATCTACCTCGTGCCCACCTACACTGTTTATCGGAGTGTACAGTCTAGTATATATAACGTCATCAGAAAGCCCGAAGGATCTACCCTCTACCAAATCCCCATTGGCATAATCAACTATCGCTTGTTTGATAAGGTCGTCACCGTTAACAGGGTACTCAGCAAACGTGGTCAGCGTAACCTCTACATAAATATCTACAATAACGGGTCTGGAAAAAGATATGTCATGAGAGATACCTTGGCTGTCTATAACTTGTTCTGTTATATCCCCGAAGGCCAAGATGCCCGCTGGCTTCTTTAACCATATAACATTGGCCACGTCTGAATTTAACCCGCCGACTACGATGACTTGGAAAGAATGAGGCGGTAAGCCATTGGCGTCTGTTGTGTCGGTATCGTTTTCTAGTACCAGTGCCTGAGTAATGTTATCTATGTTCTCTACGCCTGCACGTATACCATCTATTATAGCTTGAGATTCTGTAGCTACAGAGCGTTGCCGCCTAGCCCTTAACTCAGGGTCAGATTCTTGATCGCTACCTATAGCGGCGTCTGAGTTATTGGTAACAGTATCCCAACCTGCAACGGGGCTGTCTATAATTGTTATGGTTCCGGACAACATGCTTATATCGCCAAACTCTAAAGCAGTTGCAAACACGTTACCATTGCCGGCACCATCAAGAGTTACCGTGGTGTCTGTAGATAAACTGTCCCCAGTGTCTGAGGTGCTAACCAAACTACCAACCGGGATAACCGTACCGGGGTCACCTGTTAAGCTGAGCTCAGCTCTAGTCTTAGTGGCGGGTAATCTGGTTATACCATTCAGTTGAACCAGATTAGAAAGTGTTACCCCTGAAGCCGCCTTCGGGTTAAACGCATTGTAGGCCTCCTCCGCTATCTCCCAAAGGTTAGCGTTAGACTCAGAAACAACCCCGTTAATTTGTCCGTCGGGTGACTCTGGAGAAACATTAAAGTTGTCCCCAAAGATACTTTTTACTTCGGAGTTTAGCTCTTCTAACAATAGGTCTAATCTTTTTCTTTTAAACCCAGTTGAGGAAATACCATATTCAGACATTTATAGTCACCTTATCTTTATCTATTATGCCGTGTATAGTTTCTGCTGAAAACGATACTGCAATCTTTCTTTGCGACCCGCCCTCATAGTCCATAGAAAAATCGGTTAACCTTTGCACCCCTGGAGTCCTCAAAATTTTGCTTTTGAATATAGACTCTATGTTGGCCAAGTTTGCGGGTTTTGTAAATACCTCTTGGAAATAAGGTACACCTGCATCTAGGTTTAAGAACCATTCTCCTAAATAAAATTGTAGCCTGCTCCTTACATGCTGAACAACTTCCGCGCTAGTTTCAACCGTTTTCAGTCTGCCAGACCGTATAACTAAATCGTTGTTAGAATCCAATGCTCTTCCAATCATATTGGGCTACCTGTATTCTCTTCAGTGTTGCCGCCTGAGTCGACATCTTGCGGGTGAGTATGAGTGCTACCTACGTCAACCCCGTTGTTGGTCATTGTGCCTGTTACTGTTAAGTCCCCTATTAGATTTATAGATGGGGCAGTTATAGTTACGTTTGCATCAGCTTCCACAGATACACTGGAATCTTCGTTTACAGATATAACAGCTGAGCCATCATCCTTTTTTATCTGAGTATTCACCGGGTCATAGTTTGGTACTTTGTTGGGCAATGAAGACAGTCCGACCATGGCAGTAGCGTCTGAAAGACTATGGAATCTCCTAGCGCTAGGGTCTTGCACCCCTCCAAATTTGTGCCATGAATCAAAGGATCTTTCTGCAAATACCAGAAGACACTCGTCTCCCTTTTTAATAGGGAATGTTAACGAGAACCCTCCGCCTCTTGGGAACTGCACCGGCACATTGATAAGCACCGGCAGCTCAGCAGGCACAAGTATTTCATCATTGCCTTCCCTAGTTATAAACACTCTTTTAATAGCAGGCTTGACAGAAGCTGTTTGCTTTACAGAATCAAAGCTTTCAACTATACCCGGCATAGCAGTATGCAAATCCTTAAGACGTGTAGATATACCCTGTTTTATATTGTCAGCAAGATTAGTGATAGCCGGGTTACTGTTAGCCATTATATAATAATCCTACCTTTAACAGAAGACAGCCACTCGCCCTCTCTTGAGTCACCTTTGAAGTTCACCTCTTGTATTTTATAAATGCCTTCCCCGGTTGTTCTCTTTATGTTTCTGAAAAACAGATTCCCTATAGCTATCTCTGCATTGACAGATTCTATTTTGAAAGCCCTGTTGGGAAGCATACTAGGATTGAGTAACGTTACAACATCAACACCGATTTCAGTTATAGTGGGGGAGCCTATCATGCCGGTGGCTGCTGTAACTAATATGGCCTCATCACCCTCTAACGGTTCTTCATCAGGGGTTATAACTATCTCTCCATCTTGTATGCTCCATGTGAAGCCATACTCTTCAGCGAAGTTATCCATTATATCTTTGGATGAACCCGATAGTGTTTGACCCCTTATCTTATCCTTTACTTGAGGTAGTCCTTCTAGAGCGCCTATGTTTACACCTGCAAAGGTTTTTAGGACTTCCTCTATAGCAGAGCTAACGCTTAGGTTGTCGCTAAAGGTTTTATTGAAGGTTGCGTTCTGCCATGACTTTTCACCATCACCTGAATATATAGTGGTTAATCTATCCCTACCTGTTTTATTTTGAAATACGTTACGTATCTCGCCTTTAAACAGTAGTTTTAGATCACCCTCATACCCTGCGTTTAGAACTATGCGTGTGAACTTATCCTGTAAAGTTGACAGGGTAGTTTGGTTGGCATTGTATATTGTTATTCTGGCTATGTTTGGAAAAGACAATATGCCTTTGGTTATCTCAAAGTTAACTCTAAGATCCCTTATAACCCTAGCCTCCCCGTCGGTAGGTATTATAGTCAGCTCGTATATTCTTTTATACTGGCGAGCCACTATCTATTTCCTCTTGGCTTAGTATGAAAAGTCTTGAAGCGATTCCCAGTCCTGTTCTGCTAGGGTCTTTATTTAAATCGTTTAGATTAACTACGTAACCTAAACCGAGATCTAGATTATACTGCTCAAATATATCAACTCCAGGTAACAGTGCTACGCCAGTCACTAGGTTTTCATTTTGTCTAGCTAGGCTGATAGACCATATACCAGTTCTAGAGTTCAACAACACTCGTATATCATACTTAACTTCTTTTATGACGATACTGAATAGCTGTTCTGGCTTTGAATTTAACGGTATCTCAATCATCCTAATATCCAATCTATAGTTGATTTAAGAACTGAACTTTTAGTAGCGTCGTTGGGGTCAGACGTTTCCTTTCTACCTGTTTTGTCAGCGGGGGACCCTTGCTCTGTAGTTGAACCGGCTTCCAACTGCTCTTCTGATAGCTGAACAACTTCCGACTCTGTTATCAACACCTCCTGCAAGGATATGTTCATACTAACTATACGAGATGTATTCTTGTCCTGCTGAACACTTATATTCGTTATTACCATGTTGGTATATAACTTTAACCTAGTCTGCAGCTCTATAGGTTCGCGGGCGTCCTGTAACTTCAACATAGCATTATAGGCCGCATTGCTACGGGTTATATTGCCAGCGGTAGACGTGCCAAACAAACCAGACACCAAATCTACT